TCACTAGAATCCCATATCCCACCAGTGTTGTTACCGTCATCGTCCCAGTTACTTCCTTGGTTTACTGAATCAAAGAAATCATCGTTAGAGGTAGTAGAGCCAGACCAACCCCAGTCATAACCCCCACTGCTGCTAGGCCCATCGTCGTTATCTGTCGCATGACCAGAACGACCACCTGGACCAAGACTACCAGAAACAGCACTATCACTCCCACTGTACGATTTTCCAGTGCCTGACATGCCAACGCCCAAATCATCCATCTTATACGCAGGAATACCACCCGGACCCGGCTCCCCAGAACCACCCAAATCCTTCAACAAATCCGCTTCTTGCGGATTAATATACGCCAACATATGCGGCTGATCGCCAATCATGGTGTTGCGTGGAACCTCACCACCGCCACCCTCACCAAGTTCAGGAGTTCCCCCACCAGGTTCAGGAGTTCCCCAAGCAATATTAGAACGCGTCACACTCCAACCTAGTAAATCAGCAAACGTATATCTCATCTTTCTACTCCAACGCAGTAGTTAGAACCTATAAAATCATAACCCTTGCGCTCTAAAACCCTGTTAAATCGAGTCATGTCTACACTGGAATCCTGACTCATCATTATAGCCGTCGCTCCGTTAACCTTGGCCCAAGACTCAAACATCTCGAACATCATAAGACCAACCCCACTCTTGCGGTACTCAGGGTATACATACCACAACAAGTCACGAGCCAACAAATCATCCGAATAATACGGCTGAATTAAATGACCCGCAAAAACCCCTATCGGAGTGCCGTGATCTATCGCACAAATTAAACACTTGTTACTCTCACGCGCATACTGGTGCGCTACCCGTATCATCTTGTCTGGATCATAACTCGTATACTTAGGCCAGTTAGACTCCTCATACGTCAACTTACCCATATCCCTAAACCGTTCCTCAGTTATAGGATCAATTACCCCAAGATAAATGTAATCTAATTCTAGTTTCTCAGCTGCTTGCACTAACCCATCCTCGCTTTAATTGCTGCCATTATACCTGCTTCCATATTCGGATCCACCATATCCGAGGGCATAGAACCAAGAACCTCCGCCGCACGACGTAAATTATCAGGTAACTGAGGAACCGCAGGATCTTGACGCTGCGCAGATGCAGGAGTCGAGGAGCGAGAACCGCTAAACTTTCTCCCATAATCACTCAATGTCGTACCATTGCTGTCCGCCGGGTCGTAACGACCACCAGTTTCCAAAAATTTACGCATCCCGTACTTACCACCAAGATGAGCCATGCCCATCAATGCCTCTGGCGTAATCTGAACACCGCCAACATTCCTGCCAAAGTAATAATCTAAACCGTTATCCATAGCATAGTTCATTATGTCCTGCTCATGCCAAGTTTGAACCTGCTCCTGTAACGCAGGATCCCTGCGAAACTGATCCATGCTGAACTTCTTGCCCGTGCTCTTCATAAAATCTGAGAGTCTATCTGGCCCAAACTGATACTTACCAGTATAACCCTGACGGTTAACAACACCATAACGACCACTACTTTCACTTTGGCCTAATCGATCTCTAAAATCAGACATAAGATTCTCGCTTCTTGGTTCGTGTACTACCTTACAACAAACCCAAATGAAAATACACCCGCGATTTTTTTGGGGGCTAGGGACTCCTAGCAATGAAATTATACACGAATGAATTTACAAAACCTTGTGTGTAAGCGAGTTCCACACAAACCCGGCCGCGCGTCAAGGGGGTGGGGCCGACCCCGATGGGTCGCTGCGGTCAGATATCGGACAGAGTAACCCCCGCGCGATCGAGCCAAGGGACTGGCTCGGACCTGATCCGACCGACCGACCGACCGACCATGCCACATGTAAATCAGTTGTTGACCACATGTAAATTATCTGTCATAACTACGTTATGAAGCATGGTGCTTCATCTTAGAAATGATCAACACAAGGAAACAATGATCATGCAATTTGTAAAATCAAACGGTAACACAATCACAATCGAACTTGATATCAACACTGCAAGCACACTCGCTGAAGCACTAAGCGATGCAGTTAGCGTGCAGAAATATAACTACAAGATTGATGAGATTAGCGAACTATCACGCGATGTGAATTCAATCATTGTGCAAGCTGCGCAAGAACTAGCACGCGAAATGCAGTCACGCATTGACGTTGCAGAGTATCGCACTCAGCAAACATACAATGCCGCCGCTACTCAAAAACAATCAGTAGCATAATGACAACGCGCCCCTTCGGGGGCGCAACTTAACAAGGAAAGAAACAATGAAAAACATATCCAGAGTATTAAAGATTGCAACTGAACTTGAAGCTGAAGGCAACTTGCAAGAAGCGCATACATATCTATCAAACGTGCGCAAGGAACTAGATGCAATGCTGAAAGCTGAGATTGCAAAGATTGAAGACAACGCAATTGAGTTAGAACAAGCTGAACGCGTTCATTCACACTATCAGTACCGCGCCCCTAACAAGGCGCAATACATTGCCCTTCATGGTGAAGCGGCATTTAATGAGAACGCAACATGCGTTCCATACAAAAAATTGGTGTGGGCATAATGTCCACACTACTTAGCAACTTAACAAGGAAAGAAACAATGCCAAGAACACCCTTCGGAAAAACTAGAACACAAGAACAACCATACGCGACCTATGCCAATTCATCAGGTTGGGTGTGGAAAATACTTAAAACGTACAAGCACCCTGATGCTGAAGCGAAGGATCCCTATGCACGTTGGTTCGTCGCAGCTACTTCACCCATGATGGATGAAGGGCGTTATGAATTGGGCGATACATATGCGCGTGAAATTATGCAGTATGGTCAGCTGATCGACGCTGATCCAGATTGGCGCGATGCATACAAAGTCTAATCCAAGGGGGCGCAAGCCCCCTTTCTTTTACAAGGAAACAATCATGAAACAGTACACAATCACACTTACTGAACGCCAAGTGTCAGCGATTGCCGATGTGATCAGCGGCCGGATTTACGACATAGAAATTGACAGCGAAAACGAGCCGCTCGATCAATACGACAAAGAACACAAGCAACTACTGCAAACAATTGAGCAAACAATGTACGAGGCCCTAACATGGCACTAGGTATATTTCTCTTATCAATCATCATTGTTCTATACATCGGCGCGTGGCTCATCGAAAGATGAGCCGCTGCGCTCGATCCACATTCATTTATTTAATATATTAAACTTAATCTATTAAAGGGCCGCGCGCCCTGGACCTTGAACCAAAGAACAGCCCGACCCGACCCGACCCGACCCGACGCAATCCTGGCCTTGCATTTCCCGACGCGCTACGATATTGTTTTTATAGGCATTTAGCCTTTTAGAAACTAACCAAGGGAATCCAAAAATGGTTAATAAACAACTAAAAGCGGGTATCATTTACGATGGACCTAGCTTAATTGACGGTCAACCAATTGTGGCAATTGCGACCTATTCAGACCGCAACACAAAAACAGGTCAAGTTTTGCAAACCTATATTTTGTGCAAAGATATCGACCCGCGCCTTGCAAGCAAAAAGGGACTAGACGTTTCTATTTGTGGCGATTGCATTATGCGCGGCAAACCGACAGCAGACCCAAAACGCAAAATTGCAAAAGAACGTGAATGTTACGTGCGTATTGATCAAGGACCCTTGCTTGTCTGGAAATCATATCAACGCGGCGTTTATCCTATGGCAACAAATCAATCCGACAGAATTCTTTTAGGTTTAAATCGAGTTGTTCGGGTCGGGACCTATGGCGACCCCGCCGCAATTCCAAGTTTTATTTGGGATCAAGTGTTAACTGAGTCCGAGACTTGGATGGCATACACACACCAAAAACCATGGCGACCCGATATCGCTATGCAATCTGCCGACAGTTATTTAGAAGCTGCGACCCACTGGCAACACGGTCGCCGAACGTTTCGCGCGGTCGCTAATCTTGGAGAAGTTGACAAGCAAAACGAAACAATTTGCCCCGCGTCGAAAGAAATGGGTCGCCGCGTCCAATGCGCGGATTGCAGATTATGCAAGGGATCCGCAAAAGCTAAATCAATCGCTATTGTACAACACTGAGTTTAGGGGCCTTCGGGCCCCGCCCATACTTTTCATTAAGATATTTATCTAGATATAGGTATAAATCTTGGACATTATCGAACCGAGAACCTTGAAGCCCCGACCCCGACCCGACCGACCCGACCCCCGACCCGACTGGTTCCAGACCCGACAGCCCCGCACCTACTAATCTTGGACCTTGATCCCCTTCAAATAAATATATGCACTTGTGCGAGGGGGCTTTAACTAAGAAAAAATTTACCCCTCCACGCGCCCAATACGCCATATTCCACGCAACTTGATGAGGGGAGACTTTTACAGCGTTACTTTTGGCTACCTTCAATTCCATCCAAAAAGGTCTGTGATCCCACACCATGTGGACATCAGGAACACCCCCACCGTGCTTGTTTTCAATCCTCGTTGCGAAGCACTTCTTCGGCAAGTTCTGCCTGATCGTGTTCCAAAAGTTCGATTCTGGACCTTTGCTCATCTGTCACATCCTTGTACTGCCCTTCCAGAGTAAATGCCGAAGGGTATTTTTTCTGTAGGTCTGCCAAACGAGCGACTATTTCATCACGAGATAACTGATCCATGGTGTTGATATTCTCGCGTCGATCAATGGTCAAACCACCTAACGCAGATCGTATCTTTTCAGCATTGACTGCCGCCGAAAACTGACCTGCCTCTTCAGCACCTTTAGACAATTGGTGAAATCTTTCAAGTTGCCCAATCAAACTAACGCCATATCGACGTTCACGCTCTTCTCTCAATTCTGTGATGTATTCCAGAACATGTGGATAGTCTCTGCCATTTAACAGAACAGATGCCTGTTTCGATGCGAGGTCAGGAGCATATCCTGCTTTCCGAGCACATTCCGCATTGGAATAAACCCCCTCCACAATAAACTTAGCAAAGGTCATTTGC